TTGCCATAGTTTGTCCTTTTTATAGTCTTTTTCTCCTATAATCAATCATATATATCTACAAGGTCTACTAGACCACCGTTCATAAAGTAAGCACCTTTACCAAATCCAGGACCAGCAACACTTACTCCTTGTCGTTCTTTAGCAGCTGTTTGTTCTCTCCAACCTCCTCCGCCTCCACGGTCTTGTTGTACTGTATTTTTAAATGCTCCTGCTTTGGTATCGGCTTCTATGTTTTTTCTAGCTTTTTCTTTATCGAATTTTATTTTTGCTTGTTGTTTTCTTCTAAATTCATCAGCCTCTCTTTGAAGTTTTTCCTCAGCAGCTTTTCTATCAGCATCTCTTTGAGCAGTTTGTTTTTTATAAAACTGATATTTTTGTCTTAATAAATTTGTTCTTTTGTTTATAGCAGCTAGTTGTGCTGCTGATAAAGTGACGCTTGAGTCATCATCCTGTTCAAATTCTCCTGTTTGAGGATTAAATCTTGCACCTTCATACTTAGACCCTACTTTTCCTGAAGCACCTAATGTAGTTCCAAGTTTATCAAACTCTTCACCCACTCTTTCTGCATAGTTACCAAAACCAGATCTAACATTTAATCCAAATGGATCTTTAGATAAACCAGAATCATTTGCACCGAATACTGTTGGACCAGTGTAACCCATATTTCTTGCTATAAATGCTTGATCACCTCTAGGTAAATTTCCATATTGGTCAACCATGCCTAACATTGTTCCTAGTATACCACCCGAACCCGCTCTGCCTGTATATCCTTCAGATATAATTTGATCTGCTGTTTGTGGTTTGTTTGGAGTAAAAGGTAGATTGTAAAAAGCATCAGATATTCTTCTACTTAAGGTTGGTTTTGCACCTGCTTGATAAACACCCGAAGCACCAGATATTATTTCTGGTCCTGTCATTCCTAACGCTTTTTTACGCGCTGCATTATATTCTTCTATTCCAAGATAGTCATCAGGTTCTCCAACATATCCCTGTAAATTTTCCATAAGTATGTCACCACCAGGTGTACCTTTTTGTTCTAAAGGCATATTTAATGATCTTAATCTGTCTTGTCTGTTAGCTGTTGTATCAAAAAAATTTGTGTTTAGACCTGTTATACCGCCAGTGTAGGCGCTACCTCCTCCGCCTCCTGTTTCTCTAGGCATTACAGTAGGTATGCCAGCATCAGCCGTGTTTTCTGTGCCTGTGAATGTTGGTGGTTTAAAATCAAACCTAAATCTTTCTTGAGGAATAAATTGAAAATCTTTAAATATATCTCTATCTGCTTGACTGTAAAAAGAAGGTGCTGGTATCATAGTTTCGCGTTTCCTCCTATAGGTAAAGCTTCTACTGTTACTTTAACATCTCTTTTAATATCATCAGCTACAGTTTCTGTTTCAGGGTTTTGTACATCTTGCATAGCTTCTGCGTCTGAGTTATATTCTTGACCTGTTTTTATATTTGTTAATGTTACCTCTGTTTGTGGTGTAATAATTTTAACCGGTTTACCGTTTATTACTTCTATTCTGTACGATGCTTCTGTTTCTATAAATGACATATTAATCCCTGTTTATCTCCAATATAGATGCAATTATATGTAATTCATTTGCATCAGCCGCTTGTGCCTTTAATACCTCATTTTCTTCCAAAATTAAAGGGTGTGTTAATAGCTCTGTTGTTGCTTTTGAGGCTATAGACTTGTCCTTAAATAGGTTAAATACCGTTGAAGCAGCGTCCGTTATGGTAAAAGTTACCGTGGTCCCTGATCCCGCGTCCTCGGACACTAGAATACTTTTAATTATTGCTCTAGAATCAGATGGTGCTGTGTATACTGTAGTGTTATCTGTGGTAGTTAAATCTACCTTTGCATTTTTATATATATTAGCCACCTATAAACCAAGAGAATCTCTCTTGCTCCTGTTTTATTTCATTTAAAAAAGTTGAGTTTAACTGATCTTTCATAATAGTTAAAGCCCTGTTAATTTGTTTTTGGTTAGATACATCGTACTCTTCTTTAGGTTCTGGTATTCTTATATTTATTTTAGTCATTATCTTCTACCATCTGCCTGTACATCAAGTCTTAATGTTCCAAATCTCCACTCTTCTCCAGAACTATCGTTTTCTATTTTTACATTTACAAATCTACCCCTAGCTCTTGTATCTTTTTTAAGAGTTGAAGACGTAATTGTAAAAGGACTCAATGTAGTTGTAGTGTCTGATTGTTGTGGGTATCTTTTAATACCTAAACTTACTTTTGCATTTCCTGTTAAAGCTTTAAAATCAGGTACAAATCTTCTCATTGCTAGAAAAAATTCACCAGAAACTTTTGGTCCTGAACCTTGTCCAGGTGAAACCCTTTGTCTTTGCTCTAAATCTATATCGTAAGATTTTACAAAAGATGTAACAGCTGTTGTCGAACCATCTTCATTAACTTGATCTGTTCCAACTTCGTGTTCAAAAAATTTAGTTTGACCTAGATCTCTTTCACCTATTACCTCTGGAAAAGTTCCTGCTGCTGATGCATTGAATTTAGTTGCATATGGTTTTGGATATACGATTGCATCGATCCAAGACGTTCTTGATTCAGTTCCTGTGTACCATATACCACCAGGCATTCTAGAAGAACTAGACTCACCATAGTTAAATACAACGTATTTATCGTTAAAGCTAGATCCTTGTGAAGGATAATACCAAACAACTTCTGTAAACAAGTTATTAATACCTGCTGCAACTTGTTGGCCTTTTGTAGTATCAAAATCATTAAATACAAAATCCTCTACTGTGCATGGTAGTGATTTAACTGTACCATCAAACATAAAGAAACCATTTGAAGATAACCAGAACGCAGCACCATCTACTTCAACCACTGCATTCTTACCTATCAATCCACAGTTTGTACCCACTTGTTCAAAACTAAATGTAAAAGGTGCACCTACAAATTTCATGGTGTACAATGCATTATCTGTAAATACTAAAATTGTTTCTTTTGCTTTTATAGCACTTATAATTTTTGTACCATCTTGCAATCTAAAATCACCGGCACTGTTTGTTGCGGTAATGGTGTAGCTGTTTATGTCTTCTTGGTTTGAAAATCTTATAAACATATCGTCTTGTGTAGTTGTTGTGCCAATAGTTGTTTCGGTTCCAAAATGACACAAGTGTCTAGTTGTTGGAGAAACTAAAGTTAATCTTGATGCAGTTGGATTACTACCTGTTGCAAAACCAGATGTTGTTGTAGATGCTCTTGTTGTTAATGGTGTTGCAGCTCCTGCGTTCCATGTAAATGTTTTACCATTTGCAATTGTTGCAATTAATACCTGACCAAAGTTATCAAGACTCCATAGCCCTGGTTCTAGAACTGTTTCAGATGCTAACACTGCTTCACCCCAATCAGAAAAATTTGTAGCATCGGTAACTGTTGCTCCACTACTATGCGAAGCATTTGCTGTGCCATTTACATTTCTAACTATAGTTTGTAGGTTTGGTGAAGAAATTGATGCATAAGATATTAATTCACTATCAACTAAAATTCTTCCAGAAGAACTAAAGTTGGCAGTAGAAGCTAATGTAATATTTGTACCTGTACCACCTGTACCTGCAGAGTTTGCACTCAACGATCCATTTAATGTAGATGTTGCGGCACCAGTCACTGATCCATCCCACTGTGAAATACCCCAACCATAACCGTAAGATTGTGCAGCAGGACCTACTTTTTCATAAGGTATGACATTACAAGATCCACCTGAACCTGAACTTGATGTTTGTTGTGTTCCTGTTACAATTGCAATTAAAGAAGATGTAACTCTTGTGACTTGAAATAATTTATCTTCAAATGCAGCGTTAGTTAAACCCACCCCTGTTGGTACAGTTACATTATCTAATAATATTATATCGCCAGATTCTAAATTGTGTGGAGATGAAAAAGTTAAACTAACTTCAAAAGTTGCATCTGAACAAGACATTGCAACTGAACTAATTGTAGATTTAACTGGTGTCACATCGTGAAGTTGACCTTCAAAATAAAGAAGTAGAAATTTGTCTGTCCCTATTGCAACATACCTATTTCCATTTAAATCAACAAACGCGTGCTGTTTTCTAGCAACACCTACTATTGAATCTGACACTAACGAAGACCATCCCCCAACTTTTTCAGGCAGGTTATATCTAAATCTTACATTGTCAGAATCTACCCAACGGTTTTCTGCGCCTGAAGATGTATTCTGTTTATCAATTCCAGGTAAGAAATTGTATTCAATAAGAGCCATGATCCTTGCTCCTTAAGCCGTGTTAGTTTTGTAAGCCCAGCCTCTTGTCGAATCCACATACACTAATGTAAAAGCTTGACCGTTAGTGGTTAGTGTCAGGTTTGATGTACCTGTATTTATAGGTTGACTGTTTCTATTCACAATCAAGTTGTTAGAGTTAAAAGTTCCTCTTGCATCAATAAATGTAACTTCTGATCCGACTGCAGGTGTTGCAGGTAAAGTTACTGTAATAGGGTTAGCTGTTGTATTTGCAAATATTTGATCACCATCCACAGCTGTATAAGCTGTAATTGTTGAAGAGTTTAAAGTTACATAACCTTTGTTTCTAATTCCAAGACTTACATTTGTACCATCAGAATACACAATTGACGTTGAACCTATAGGTAATACAACCCCGGTCCCTGATACAGTTTTAACTGTTATTGTATATAATGTAGATGTCCCTCTTGTAGTTGCATCTTCAAAAATCATAATTCTTTCAGCGCCATCAGGTATAGTTATATTTCTGTTTGCACCTAATGTGCCTGTTAATTTAATATATAAATTCTTACCATTTGATGTGGCACCGTTATCAAGTGCTAGAGTTAGATCTCCAGAAGCCAACTGAGCTGATGATAAATAACCTGAAGATAATTGTTCTAAAATTTGTAAGTTTGTATTTGTGATTGATCCCCAAAGACCAGCTTTTTCACCAGTAGCGATAAGTTCTAATTTTGAATTTGTTGAATAACTTGATGCCATAATTCTCCTAATACGGGTCTATATTAACCCATGTTTGTGATGCGCCTGGATCTATAGGTTGCCATGTAATGATACCAGGATCATTGACAGTAAGAGTCATAGGCACGCCTGTAGGACTTACATTCGCAGCAGCCGTTATTGTAACACTTCCTGTGCCAATGGTCAATTGGTTTCCAGTTACGGAAACGTTGGCTGCAGCAGAAACTGTAACTGTTCCAACACCTAAAGTTAATGGTGTAGGATTAGGTGTAACATTTGCTGCGGCTGCAATAGTTAATGACCCAAAGCCAAGTGTTAGTGGACTACCAGATGGTTGTACAAAAGCTCCTGCTAATGCAGAAGAACTTCCAATTGAAAGAGTTAATGCACTACCAGTTACATTAACAGTAACGTTTGGATTAAAGAACGATGTTGCTATTGGTGCACCAGATATGGAAGTCAGGCCGAGCATCTATTACGCTCCTGGATCGATAATGTTATTGCCTTCTATCTTGGCCCATTCTTGAACTTCTTTATATATTCTATTTTCTGGTGTTTCGTTTATTACCCAAACCTCACCATTAGAATAAGTGACTTTTAAGTTTGTAAAAACTTCTCCATCTAAAGCAGTTTTATATGTTTTTTCTACTGTACTAATCATAATTCATCATCCACTTTTAACCAATTTTGATAATATGTTGCAACTTTTCTGTCTGCTGTTGTAGAATCTACAGTTACACTTAAATAAGCACCAATACTTGTTCTTCTTGAATCTACCGCAGCTATTGCTGATGCGTTTATAGCTACTATTCCAGGATTTGCTAAAGCAGATGTTGTTCTTGCTAAAGAATAAGATTGACCATTATCGCTTCTTTTATTTACACTATATTGCAAACTACCGTCTACATTTGTTCCTGAAGAAGATACTCCACCAGTAAACGCCGCTCCACATATTTCAAAATACCTTTGACATCTTCTTAAATTTATATCAAAAGGCAAGAACTCAAAGTCGCTGGCTTGCGAGCCTGCCTCAAGCTGAATTCCAGTTACGTACCATTCATTACTTGTGCTGTCGGCTAAATTTACTTGACCCACTGCTCTGTTTGCATCTGTGTTACTAGCCCAAGATGTTGCTAATGTACCAGATGTATAATCAGTTCCAGCTCCTAAATAGAGATGCAACTCTAAACTAGTGTTATTGTCGTTTGTTAAAGTGCCTGTTGTGTCTCCATCAAAAGTAATTGTTTTTTTCTCCCAAGTGTCAGAAGATGAAATTGTATAAGATTTAGCAATATGTCTGCTATTATCAGTATCTTCTAATTCTGCTATATACGTGCCTGTCTTATTTGATTTAACCCAAAAACTTAAAGTTGTTTTTTCTGCACTAGATGTGCCTTTTTTCAAATACTGTAAGTTTTGACCTTCTATCCTGTGTTGCACCCACATAACATCACTAGCAGATGGTGAAGCATCAGCAGTTGTGCAATCAAACTTCATAGATTTTCCAAATCCCTGACCAGTTGGAACATCGGTTGATTGAGAAATAGTCCAAGTGCCTAAACTTGAAATTGCTAATCTATGTCTATCTAAAGCGTGGTAGCCAGATGAAGTAATAGAACTAGCAGAAGTCGATCTTTGACTTACACTCATGTCACCGTTAATTATTATATTCCTAAAATTAACGCCTCTGACATCTGCGATTGCTGGGTTACCTATTCT